ATGAGTGTTGCGATTGACGCCGATGGGCGGTTTTCGGGCTATGCCTCGGTGTTCGGGCGGCTTGATGGCGGTGGGGACATCGTGATGCCCGGCGCGTTTCGCGACACGCTGAAATCGCGCGGCGCGGGCCGGGTGCGGCTGTTGTTTCAGCATGATCCCAAAGAGCCGATCGGGCTGTGGGACGAGATCGTCGAGGACGGGTTCGGGCTTAAAGTCTCCGGGCGGCTGCTCGACGGTGTGCCGCGCGCGGCGAGCCTTAGGGCGCTGATCGCGCAGCGGGCGATCGACGGGCTGTCCATCGGGTTTCGGGCCGTGCGGGCCACCCGAGAGGGCAGGGCGGGAACGCGGCGATTGTGGGCCGTGGACCTTTGGGAAATCTCCATCGTCACCTTTCCGATGATGGAGGCGGCAAGGATTAGCTCCGGGCCGGGCGGAAACGCCAGACTGGCCGCAACGCTTGGCGCGGCAAAGACACTGTTTAAAAACTAAAGGATCAGAGATGACCAAATCTATCGAACCGCGCCTTGAAAACAAGGCGGCGGCGCTTCCGGCTGGGGATGTGGATGCCCTGTTCGCCGATTTCATGAACGCCTTCGAGGAGTTCAAATCGACTAACGACCAGCGGCTGGGCGAACTGGAAAAGCGCGGGAGCGCCGATACACTGCTCGAGGGCAAGCTGGACCGGCTGAACGCGGTGCTCGACGGGCACAAATCGGCGCTCGACAAGGCGGCCGTGGACAAGGCGCGTCCGGCGCTTGAAGGGGGCAGGGTCGCCAGTGACGAATACAAGGACGCGTTTTCCGCCTATATCAAGCGCGGCGAGGAAAAGGCGCTTTCAATCGGCTCGAACCCCGATGGCGGCTATCTGGTGCCGGGGGAAACCGAAACCGAGATTACCAAGCTCCTGACGGCGGTTTCGCCCATGCGCTCCATCTGTGGCGTGCGGCAGGTGTCCTCCTCGGTCTATAAAAAGCCCATCACGGTGACCGGGCCGCAGGTGGGCTGGGTCGGGGAAACGGCGGCGCGCGCCCAGACCAATTCGCAGGTGATCGACGAGCTGACCTTCCCCACGACCGAACTTTACGCCATGCCGGCGGCAACGCAGGCGTTTCTGGACGATGCCGCGGTCGACGTGGGCCAGTGGATCGCCGAGGAGGTCAATGCCGCGTTCGCCGAACAGGAAACGACGGCGTTTATTCTCGGCGACGGCGTCAACAAGCCTTCGGGCTTTCTCGATGCGGCGACGGTCGATGAGGCGAGCTGGGCGTGGGAATCGCTGGGCACCATTTCGACGGGGGTCGATGCGGGGTTCGATGCCACCGATCCGGCCGACGCGCTGGTCGATCTGGTCTATGCGCTCAAAGCCGGCTATCGCCAGAACGCGACCTGGCTGATGAACCGGCGCACGCAAGGGGCGGTGCGCAAGCTCAAGGACGCCGAGGGCAATTACCTCTGGCAACCGGCGGCCTCGCCCGATGGCCGCGCCAGTCTCATGGGCTTTTCGCTGGTCGAGGCCGAGGACATGCCCGATATGGGCATCGACAGCCTTTCGATTGCCTTCGGTGATTTCCGGCGCGGCTATCTGATCGTCGACCGGCAGGGGGTCAACATCCTGCGCGATCCGTATTCGGCCAAGCCCTATGTGCTGTTTTATACCACCAAGCGCGTGGGCGGCGGGATTGCGGACTATGACGCGATCAAGCTCCTCAAATTCGGGGCATAGGAATGGGTGAGGATCGGCTGCAAACGGCGTTGACCTGCGCTTCCGGTGCTCACGTACCGTAAGTACGCTCCGCTCCGGTTCTCGGCCAACACCGTTTTCGCCAGATCCTGACCCATTCCGGGCAGCGGCTTCCCAAAGGGCGCTGTTGGCTGGTGAGCGGGCTTTTACTCAGTCAGTAGGCCCCTCACCCAGCCCTCGCCCCTCGGGGGAGAGGGTGGCCGGCAGGCCGGTGAGGGGCCTTGAGCGGCCAAGTCTGAGCTAACACCAACAAATCAAAGAGAACAGAAATGACATCATACCTTCTGGCGGGTCCCGCCCAGGAGCCGGTTTCGCTTGTGCAGATGAAGGCGCATCTGCGGGTTGAGGACGAGGCGGAGGATGGGCTGATCGAGGCGCTGATCGTGGCGGCGCGGGTTCATGTCGAGAGCCTGACGGGCAAGGCATTGCTGTCGCAGTCCTGGCGGCTGGTGCTCGATGGGTGGCCGGACGACTGGGTGATCAAACTGCCGGTTTCACCCATGAGTGCCTTGAGCGAAATCCGCTGCTACGACGCTGGTGGCAACGTGCACCAGATCGATCTCGATCAGGTGCTGCCCGACGGGCAGGCCAATCCCGCGCGGATCATTTTGCCGATCTGTATCGACGGGGCGCCTGCGCTGCGCGAGCGGATGGGCATCGAGATCGACTATGTGGCCGGGTTCGGAACCGAGCCCGAGGACGTGCCCGCCGATTTGCTCCAGTCGCTCAAAACGCTGGCTGCCTATTGGTACGAAAACCGCGATGCGGTGCTGGTGAGCGGGGCTGGAGTCTCGGTGCCTGCCGGGTTCGAGCGGCTGATTTCAAGCCATCGCCGGGTGCGGCTGTGAGGGGCGAGGTGCCGCCGGTCGGCACGCTGAGGGACCGGGTGCAACTGCAACGCCGCGACATGGCGCTGATGCCCGATGGCGGGCACGAGACGTTGTTTTTGCCCATCACATCGGTCTGGGCACGGGTGCGGTCGCGCTCGGCGCGGATCATGCGCGAGGGCGATGGGCGCGCGGCGACCTCCACTCATGGCGTGGTGCTGCGGTTTCGCAAGGATTTAAGACCCGGCGACCGGATCGTCTATCGCGGGCGGGCGCTGGAGATCGTCGAGGCCGAGGATTTGAACGGGCGGCGGGCCTACCTCTCCTGCCTGTGTTCTGAGACGGCGATGGTGGGCTAGATGCAGGCTTTGGAAGATATTCAGAACGCCCTGGTTGCTGCCTGGGCGGGCGATGCGCCATTGGCGCTGCTGATCGGCGCGGGGGCGATTTTCGATGCGCCGCCCAAGGGAAAACAGCCGCCATACGTGACGATTTTGCGCCATGACGCGGTACCGCGCGATGGCGACGATACGCCCGGCTGCGAGCACAGGCTGACGATCCATTGCTGGAGCCCGCAACCGTCGCGCTCGGCTGCGCTCCAGATTGCCGACCGTGTCGAGCGGGTGGCGGTGACGGGGGCGCTGGCGCCGCTGGAGCATGTCTTGACCCACAGGCGGCATCTGCGCACCGAAACCGCCATTGACCTGGCGACGGGGCGGGCGCGGGCGGCGGTGCAGTTGCGGTTTTTCTCCGAACCAAAGGACGATTGAGATGACGGCCCAGAGCGGCAAGGACATGCTTTTGAAACTCGACCAGACCGGGTCGGGGAGTTTTCTGACGGTGGCGGGATTGCGCACCAAGCAACTCGCCTTCAACGCGGCGAGCGTCGATACGACCGACGCCGAAAGCGCGGGACGCTGGCGGGAATTGCTCGAGGGCGGCGGGATCAAGCGCGCCTCGGTTTCGGGCTCGGGGATATTCAAGGACAAGAATTCGGACGCGCAGGTGCGTGAGCTGTTTTTCGGCGGGACGATCAGGAACTGGCAGCTGATCCTGCCCGATTTCGGGACGGTCGAAGGGCCGTTCCAGATCGTGGCGCTTGAATTCGCGGGCGATCATGCGGGAGAGGTGACGTTCGAGCTGGCGCTGGAAAGCGCTGGGGAGATCGGGTTTACCGCGCTTTAGCGCGGTGCCCCGAGCGCATCACAACGCGAGCTATTCAGAACATTGAGGGAGCCATATCATGGCCAATCCGCAACGCGGAGAAATCGACGCCGAGATCGGCGGCGAGACGAAAACGCTGTGCCTGACGCTGGGCGCGCTGGCCGAACTCGAGGCGCGGCTACAGGCGGCAGACCTCAACGGGTTGGTCGAGCGCTTTGCCGAGGGGCGGGTTTCAGCCCGCGACCTGACGGCGATCCTTGGGGCCGGTCTTCGGGGGGCGGGCAATCCGATCACCGACGACGATCTGGCGCGGCTCTCGATCGAGGGGGGATTGAAGGGCGCGGCGCAGATCTGCGTGCGGCTTTTGCAGGCGACGTTCGGGGAGGCGCAATGAGCGGGTTTCCCTGGAGCGAGGCCATGGCGTTCGGGCTGGGCGTGTTGCGGCTGTCGCCGGGCGCGTTCTGGGCGATGACGCCGCGCGAACTGGCGGCGGCGCATGACGGGGTGGCCGGGCGCAAGGGGGCGGCGGCGCTGGGCCGGTATGATCTGGAAGCGCTGATGGCGCTCCATCCTGACGGAGAGAGACGATGACCGAAATTTTCGGCGAGAGTTTCGATGCGGAAATGACCGATGTTTCGGTGGAACTCGAGCGCATCCGCGATCTGGGGAGTTCGGTGGGCGCGACCCTGACGCGCAGCCTGCGCGGGGCGATCATGGAAGGGCGGTCGCTGCGGACGCTGCTCGCCGATATCGGGCGGGCCTTTGCCGATATTGCCCTGAAAGCCGCGCTCAAACCGTTGGGCGATCTGGTGTCGGGTGGCATCGAGAGCCTGTTTTCAGGGTTCAATCCGGCGCTGGGGAGCGTCAAGCCGTTTGCCAAGGGTGGGGTTTTGGCCAGCCCGACCTATTTTCCCATGCCGGGGCAATGGGGGCTGGCGGGCGAGGCGGGGCCAGAGGCGATATTGCCGCTGGCGCGCGGGGCCGATGGGCGGCTGGGGGTCGCTGCGGGCGGCGGGCAGGCGGTGACCGTCAATTTCAACGTCACGGCCAGCGATGCACGCAGTTTCGTGGCGGCGGAGGCGGAAATGAGCGCCATGCTGTTACGCGCGGTGCGGCGCGGGACGCGGGGGAGTTAGGATATGGCGTTTCATCAGGTGCGGTTTCCGCTCGATATTGCGCTGGGAGCGCAGGGCGGGCCGGTGCGGGCGACAGATGTGACAACGCTCGCTTCGGGGCGTGAGGAGCGCAACAGCCGCTGGGCGCATGCGCGGCGGCGCTACAATGTCGGATATGGGGTCAAGTCGCGTGCCGGCATGCTGGCGGTGCTGGCGTTTTTCGAGGAGCGGCGGGGGCGGTTTCATTCGTTTCTGTGGCGCGACGGGGTCGATTCTTCGTCGAGCCCGGATGGGAGCGCGCCGGCCATGACCGATCAGGAGATCGGGATTGGGAATGGCGAGGCGACGGCGTTTCAACTGGTCAAGCGCTATGGCGCGAGTTTCGACCCCTATCTGCGCCCGATCACCAAGCCGGTGGGCGGCAGTGTGATGGTGGCCGTCGATGGAGTGCCCGTTGGGCCGGGGGCATTTTCGGTGGACCTGCTGACCGGCATCGTGACGCTCGATGTGGCGCCAGGCGTGGGCGCTGTGGTGACGGCGGGGTTTGAGTTCGATGTGCCGGTGCGGTTCGATACCGACAGGCTCGATGTCGAGATGTCCGGGTTCGACGCGGCGCTGGCGCCTTCCATCCCCCTGATCGAGGTGATTGGCGAATGAGACAGTTTGGCGAGGACTTCGCCGTCCATATCGCGAGCGGCGCGACGACGCTGTGCTGGTGCTGGCGGATTCTGCGGACCGATGGGGTGGCGCTGGGGTTTACCGATCACGACGAGGCGTTGGTGTTCGGTGGCACCGAATTTGCGCCCGCGCATGGGCTCGATGGCGGGGAAACCGTGCAAAAGCTCGGCGCGCAAACCGAGACAGCAGAGGTGCTGGGCGTGCTCTATTCCGACGCGATCAGCGAGGACGATATTGCGCTGGGCCGTTACGACGGCGCGCGGGTGGAAAGCTGGCGGGTGAACTGGCGGGACGTTGGACAGCGTGAGCTGATCCGGGTGGATACGATCGGCGAGATTACGCGCGAGGATGGCGTGTTCCGGGCCGAATTGCGCTCCGGGCAACATGCGATGAACGTGCCGCGCGGGCGTATCTATCAGCATATGTGCGATGCGCGGCTGGGTGATGGGCAGTGTGGGAAGAACATCGAAACGGGCGCGTTTCGGGCTACCGCCGTCGTGACAGCCATTTCCGGTGCAACGAGCGTCGCGGTGAGCGGGCTGGACGGGTTTGACGCCGGGTGGTTTCGCCACGGGGTGGGACGCTGGGTTTCAGGCAGGCGGGTCGGGATCGAGGAAACAATTGTGCGCCACGATGGGGCGACGCTGGGGTTCGACCGGCCTGTGAGTGACTGGGTGGAAATTGGCGACACGTTGACCGTTTATGCAGGGTGCGACAAGCGGTTTTCGACCTGCGGCGCCAAGTTCGGAAATGCCGTCAATTTTCAGGGGTTTCCGCACATTCCGGGCAATGATTTCGTGCTGCGCTATCCGGGCACCGAGGACCGGCTGGATGGCGGAAGGATTGTGCCGTGAATCCGGAGCGTGTGGCGTCACCCCTCCCCATCCCTCCCCGTCAAGGGGAGGGTGCTTCTTTGGTTGGGCGGGCGGCGGTGGCCGAATTTGTTGCCGCCGAGGCGCGGCGTTGGATCGGGACGCCCTATCGGCATCAGGCGAGCCGGCGGCGTGCGGGCGCCGATTGTCTGGGGCTGATCCGAGGGATCTGGCGGGAGTTGTATGGCGGCGAGGCTGGGCCGGTGCCCGCCTATGGCAGCGACTGGCGCGATTTTGGCGCGGGCGATGCGCTGGAAGATGCGGCGCGGCGGCATCTGGTGGCGCGGGTTGGGGCGCCTCAGATGGGTGATGTGGTGCTGTTTAAACTGATGCGGCATCGCCCGGCACGCCATTGCGGGGTGATGGTGGCGCCGGACCGGTTCGTGCATGCGCAGGAGCATGTGGGGGTGGTCGAGGTGGCGCTGGGCGAGAGCTGGGCGCGGCGGGTGGCGGGGGTGTTCGGGTTTCCGTGAGGGCGGCGGTGGAGATTTCCATGACCGCTCAAGGTCCCCTCACCCCAGCCCTCTCCCCGAAGGGGCGAGGGAGTTGGGGCGCGGCTCCGAAACGCAGGTGCTTCAACCTCAAAGCCTCGACACGATGCGCCCTCGCCCCTCTGGGGAGAGGGTGGCCGGCAGGCCGGTGAGGGGCCTTCAGCGCGGTTGCCCTCAAATCCATTGCACGACACTTTTGAAAGACAGGACACATGGCAACTCTGGCACTTTCGCTGGCTGGGCAGGTGGTGGGTGGCGCTATTGGCGGGCCGATCGGGGCGACGATCGGGCGGGCGCTGGGGGCGCTGGCGGGGAGCGCGATCGATGCGCAGATTTTTGGCGAAAAGCCCGCGGCGCGCGCCCATTCCGATATCAGGCTGATCGGATCGAGCGAAGGCGGGGCCATTCCGCGCATTTATGGCTGGAGCCGGGTTTCGGGCAACATCATCTGGGCGACCGAACTGGAAAGGATCGCGCCGGAAAGCTCGGGATCCAAGGGGTTCGGGGCATCAGGCGGCGAGGAGGAAACCATCGCGGCAAGCTTCGCGCTGGCATTGTGCGAGGGGGAAGTGGCCCATTTCGGGCGTATCTGGGCCGATGGCAAGCTGCTGGAAACCGACGGGCTCGATATCAGGTTTTATCGCGGCACGGCCAGCCAGGCGCGCGATGGGCTGATCGTGAACAAGCAGGGCGAAACGCCCGCCTATCGCGGGCTGTGCTATCTGGTGTTCGAAAGGCTGGATCTGACCCTGTTCGGCAACCGCATTCCCAATCTCTCGGTGGAGATCTGCCGGCCGGTCGGGGATCTCGAACGCGATATTCGCGCCGTGTGCCTGATCCCGGGATCGACCGAATTCGGATATGATCCGAAACCGCGCGTGCGGGTTTTGGGACCAGGGCGGGCGGCGGCGGAAAACTGCCATTTGAGCGCGGCGCGCTCGGACTGGGACATTTCCATCGACGAGTTGACGGCGCTGTGCCCCGATCTCGAACATGTGGGGCTGGTGGTGGCCTGGTTCGGCACCGATCTGCGCTGCGGGGAGTGCGTGGTCGAACCGCGCGTCGACAGCACGAGCAAAGAGATTAAAGGTACGGCGTGGTCGGTGGCGGGGCTGGGGCGAGGCGACGTCAATCGTGTGAGCGATCATGACGGTGGCCCGGCCTATGGCGGGACGCCATCCGACGCCAGCGTAAAGGCGGCGATTGCCGATCTCAAATCGCGCGGTATCAAGGTGACGCTTTATCCCTTCGTGATGATGGACATTGCCGCGGGCAACGGGCTGACCGATCCCTATACGCTTGGTTCGGGCCAGCCGGCCTATCCCTGGCGGGGACGGATCACCTGCCATCCGGCGCCCGGTGTTGCCGGTTCGCCCGATGGGACGGGGGCGGCGACCAGCCAGGTCAACGCGTTCATGGCCAACGGCTATCGCGAGATGATTTTGCACTATGCCCAGCTTGCCGAAGAGGCGGGCGGGGTCGATGCGATGCTGATCGGATCGGAAATGTGGCAATTGAGCTGGGTGCGCTCGGGGCCGACGAGTTTTCCCTTCGTTGATGCGCTGCGCACGCTGGCCGGAGACGTGCGGGCGATTGTGGGTGGGGGAACAAAAATCGCCTATGCGGCGGACTGGTCGGAATATTGGGGGTTGCAGCCTGCAGATGCGCCGGGGGACAGGATATTTCACCTCGATCCGCTGTGGGCTGATGCCAATATCGATGCCATCGGGATCGATAATTACATGCCGATGGCCGATTGGCGGGATGGAGAGGAGCATCTCGACGCGGCGGTGGCGGGGGCGATTTATGACCTCGATTATCTCAAGGGCAATATAGCCGGGGGCGAGGGGTTTGATTGGTTCTACGCCTCGGATGCCGACCGCGCCGATCAGGTGCGAACGCCGATCGCGGATGGCGCGTATGGCGAAGCCTGGGTGTGGCGCTACAAGGATCTGGTGAGCTTTTGGAGCGAGCTCCATTACAACCGCTTGGGCGGGGTGCGCTCGGGCACGCCGACCGCGTGGGTGCCGCAATCAAAACCGATCTGGCTGACCGAGCTGGGATGCGGAGCGGTGGACAAGGGGCCGAACGCGCCCAATGCGTTTGGCGATCCGAAAAGCGCCGAGGATAAGCGCCCGCCATTCTCGAGCGGGACGCCCGATCCGCTGATCCAGCGTCAGATGCTGCGGGCGTGCCACCAATACTGGCGGCAGGCGGGCGCGCACAATCCGGTGTCGGGCGTTTATGGGGCGCCGATGCTCGATCCCGACCGGATTTATCTCTGGTGTTGGGACGCGCGGCCCTATCCGGCGTTTCCGGGGATGGCTGACATCTGGTCCGATGCGGCCAACTACGACACGGGACATTGGCTGAACGGACGGTTGGGGGCGGCGAGTGCCGAGGAGCTTTTGGCCGCCATGGCCGACGAGTTCGGCGTGCCGGTGAAAGCCATCGATACGCGTGCGCCCATGGTGCGTGGACTGGGGATCGAGGCGGTCACCAGCTTGCGCGAGGCGTCGGCGGGTCTGGTCGAGGCACTGGGTCTGTCGGTGTGCGACGGAGAGACGGGGATTGTCTGGCGGGCTGGTGACACGCGGTCGGTGGTCGAAGTGGCGCGGGCCGACCTGGCGGGGGAGGGGCCAATCGTTTCGCGCAAGCGCGGGGATTGGGCCGAGCGGGCCGGGCGGCTGACGCTGAGTTATTTCGACAGGGACCGCGACTATCAGACGGCGACGGCACTGGCTGTTTCGCCGAAGGGCGAGCGGTACGCGGGGGCCGAAACCGGGCTGGTGCTCGATCCGGCGGATGCGGGGGCGGTGGCCGAAGCGATGCTGCGGAGTATGCGGCGGGGCGAGGACGGGCTGGAATTTGCACTGCCGCCTTCGATGCTGGCGCTTGAAGCGGGCGATATGGTCGCGGTCGAAGGGCAGGCGGACGGGCCGTTCGTGGTCGGCGCGGTGCGCGACGGGGCGGTGCGGCAGATTTCGGCGGCGGCATTCGGGGGGACGGTCACCGGGGTGGCGAGCGCGTCCGAGCGGCGGATGCCGCAGGTGAGCCCGCCGATTGCTGGCACACCCGTCATCACCATCGCGCATTTGCCGGCGGCAGATGGCGGCACCGAGCTTGTGGCGGCGGCCATGTCCGACCCCTGGCCGGGGCCGATCAGCCTGCGCGATACTGAAACCGGAACTGAACTGGCGCGGCTGACGGGGGCCGGGACGCTGGGGGTCATGGCGCAGCCTTTGGGGGCTGGGCCGACGGGGATGTGGGATCGGGCGGGGGAGATCGTCCTGTCATTGTATGGCGGGCATCTGGCCTCGGCCGATCCTCAAGCGGTGCTTGCGGCGAGCAACCGGCTGGCGGTGGAAACCGATGCGGGGCATTGGGAGCTGATTGGGTTTGAGACCGCCGAATTGGTCGAGCCTTCCACCTATCGGCTGACCGGATTGCTGCGCGGGCAGGACGGGACGCGGGTCGGGCCCGCTGCGGCAGGCAGCCGGGTGATGATCGTCAATTCCAATTGCGTCCGGCTTGCCGTACCACAAAGCGCGTTGGGCGATACGCGGACGCTTCTGGCCTATGCCGGGCTGCGCGACGCGGAGGGCACGACGCTGGGCGTCGATGTGGATATCGGGGCGGCGCTGCCGCTGGCACCGGTGCATCTGCGGGCCGTTCGCGATGCGAGTGGTGACATCGCTGTGAGCTGGATCCGGCGGGGCCGGGTTGGCGGCAATGGCTGGACCTATGGCGATGTCCCGCTGGACGTCGTGCCCGAGAGGTATCGGGTTTCCATTTTTGATGGCGGGGCGGCGGTGCGCACGCAAAGCGTGGACGCGGCGGGCTGGGTCTATTCGGCGGCGGATCAAACGGCAGATTTCGGGGGGCCGGCAACCGCGTTCAGTCTCACCATTCAACAGGTCAGTCCGGTGCTGGGCGCTGGAATTTCCGCACAGGGAGTTTACCCATGAGTTCGACGGCGCGGCTCCAATTGCCGCTGATCGCCTCCGAGCAGGCGCAAAAGCATGTGACGCACAACGAGGCACTGCTGTTGCTCGATGCGCTGGTGCAGATCCGGCTGGATGCGCTGGCGCAGACCGAGCCGCCTGCCGATCCCGAGCCAGGGGAAACCTACGGCATCGGGGCGGCGGCGACGGGGGCCTGGGAGGGTCATGACGGGCAGTTGGCGGCTTGGAGCGAGGCCGGATGGCGCTTTGCCGAGCCGGCTGAAGGCTGGCTGGCGTGGGATATCAGCGGCGGGCAGCCGGTGGTGCTTCGGGCCGGAGGCTGGGCGGCGCTGTTTGATGGGGTGGCAGGGCTGGGGATCGGAACGGACCCCGATGGAACCAACCGGTTGGCCGTACGCTCCGAAGCGGCGCTGTTTACAGCCATTCCCGATGGGGAGGGCGGCAACGGCAATGTACGGCTGACGCTCAACAAGGAAGGCGAGGCCGACAGCGCGACGCTGATCTTCCAGTCGGGCTGGTCGGGTCGCGCCGAAGTGGGGCTTTCGGGGGATGATGATTTCACCTTCAAGGTCAGTGACGACGGATCCGATTTCAAAACGGCAATGAGCCTGGAGGCATCGACGGGGTTTGTGAATTTCGGGAGCTTTGCCGGGTGCGCAGTGAGCTTTCCCACAATTGCCGGGGGCGTGCTGGCGGCGGCAAGCGGTTATGTGGTTCCGGCGCCTGAAAGCGGGACGACCGACGATGTCGATACGATTGACGGCGGGTTCGACGGCGCCGTGCTGATCGTCACGGGGACGGCGGGCAACGCCCTGACCTTCCGCGATGGGACAGGCAATCTCAAGCTTGGCGGTGACCGTGTGCTTGACGGTTTCGATGACGCCTTGATGCTGGTCAGGCGCGGCAGCGACTGGATCGAATTGTCCTTTTCCAACAACGGCTGATTTTCAGGTTTAAGGAGAAACATCATGCCGGCTTCGCGCTGGACGCTTTGCCTTGCCAAGATTTTGGAGCACGAGGGCGGTTATGCCGATCATCCCTCCGATCCGGGCGGGGCGACCAATATGGGGATCACCCACAAGACATTGGCCCGCTGGCGCGGGGTTGCGCCGTGGTGGGATTTGCCGAAGTCGGAGGTCAAGGCTCTGACGCGCGCCGAGGCTTCGGCGATCTACAAGGCGCTGTACTGGGAGCGCTGCAGGGCCGCGTCGCTTCCGGCGGGGCTGGACCTCGCGGTGTTCGACTATGCGGTCAATTCCGGGTCCGGCCGGGCGGTCGGGGTGCTCCAAGCGCTGGTCGGCGTGGTGCAGGACGGGTTCGTGGGGCCGGTGACGCTGGCGGCCGTGCAAAGGCGCGACCCGCGCGCGCTGATCGAAGCGTTGTGCGACCAGCGCATGGGATTCCTGCAACGGCTGGCCACATGGGCGACCTTCGGGCGGGGCTGGACGAGCCGGGTCACTGACATTCGAGCGACGGCGCTGTCCGCTGTCGGACTGCAACCTTCTTCCCAAACCACAAAGGAAATCAAGGATATGAACGTTTTCGACGGCTACAAGACCTATATCGTGGGCGTGCTGATGCTGGTTGTCGGTATCGCGCAGAGTTTGGGGTTCGGTATTGAAATGTTCGGGGAATATTCGGGGCCGCAGATGATTATGGAGGCGCTTGCGGTGATCTTTTTGCGGCGGGGGCTGAAGGCCGATCTGGGCAAAGTCTAAGCCGTCCCGCCACATTTGGGCGAAGCATTCATTTGCAGTTCAGCAAACTGACGGTAATAGTCGGGGCATGAAAAACGCTTTTGTGTCCCGACTCACATCGTTGGCCCTGGCTTTGAGCCTTTCTCTTCCGCTGGGCGTCATGCCTGTCGCGGCGCAGGAGGTATGCTGGGACAATTTGACGATCCAGTCTGCGCTTGCCGAAGGGCGCATCCAGCCGGTGGCCGCGGTGCTCTCGCGCGAGGGGATCGACCCTTCGACAAAGGTACTGAGCGTCAAGGTCTGTGAGCAGGGCGGGGCTCTGGTCTACGTGCTTGCGGTGCTCGAAACCTCGGGACAGGCGCGTAATCTGACGTTGAATGCACAATAG